AGAAACAGCCGTTTATGCGGAAAGCCTTTTCAAAGTCACAGGGCGCGGCGGAGGCCGCGATTGAGAACAAGATCAAGGAACTGATCGACGAAATTGACATTGGATAACGGAGGGGAAAAAACTATGGCAAGACCGAATGTGGGTATGATGTACCCGGTATTTGCGCCTCTGGTCAGCCACACGGACGGATCCATGCCGACCTACGGGAACGGCGTGGTGATCCAGGAGGCCAGAAACGCGAAGATCAACATGACCTATAACGACAACCCGCTGTACGGCGACGACAGGATCGTGGCCGATGACAACGGCCTGCAGAGCCTGACGGTCAGCTTTGAGCCGACGGGCCTGAGCGACAGCGACCGGGTGCTGCTGTTCGACGAGGACTCCGGATCGATCGGCGGGATCACCGCGCAGCTGCTGAGCGACAACCAGACGCCCTATGGAGGGTTCGGTTTCGTCCGTAAGATGTACGACGATAGCACGAACGCGAGGAAGTACGAGGCGTGGATCATCCTGAAGATCAAGTTCTCCGAGGAGAGCATGAACACCGCGACGAAAGAGGGATCCATCAGCTGGGGAACGCCTACGATGAACGGACGCGCGGCGAGTCTGTACATCGACAGCACAGACCGGAAGCGGTTCATCGCCCACAGCAGTTTCGCGACAGCCGCGGCGGCGAAAAGCTGGCTCAACACGGTGCTGAACGTGCAGGCCGCGACAACCTGACAAGGGGACACACGGGGAGCCGGAAACGGCTCCCCGGTTTTGACGTTAAACACAAATGAAAGGAAGCAAGGAAGCAATGACAGAGATCAATATCGGCGGGCGGACGATCCCGCTGCTGTACACGACATACGAGCTGATCGCGATCCAGGAGGAAATCGGCTGCACGGGGCATCAGCTGCGTGACGAGGTATTCGGCCTCAGACTGGAAGATGAGGACGATCCGACAAGCTGGGTGTTTGACTGTGTGACGGACAGCAAAAAGACGAGGAACCTGGGGAAACTGCTGCGGATCCTGGGAAACGCGGGGCTGGAGGGAAAAGGCGAGGAGCCGGACCTGACGGACAAGTGGGTGCTGCGGCAAATGAAGCCGGGGCTGATCCTGATCTTCGCCATGATCCTGCTGAACGAAATCAACGAAGGGAACAAGACAGAGATCACGGGAGAAAAGGAAAAGGGGCCGGTAGATGAGGGCCTGGAGGAAGAAATAGCAAAAAAACCGCAAGGGAAATGACCTACCTGCGGGTGGTTTCCTATGGGTTGATCGCAGGGCTGCAGCGAAAAGAGATCGACCGGATGAGGCCGGGCGAAATTATCACGCTGTATATGTACAGACGGAAATATGATCAGGAAACAGCGATAAGGATGTGAGAACATGGCTGTGAACGTCAAGCTGGGCGTGGACATCGGCGCGTTCAAAAGCGGAATCAAAGACGGGCAGAATATTCTGAAGGGCCTGAACGCGGAGATGAAGGCGGCGGACGCTGAATTCAAGGCGACCGGAAACGCCGAAAAGCTGATGGCCGACAAGACCAAAACGCTGAACAGCCAGCTGCAGGTCCAGAAGGGCATCGTGGACCAGGCGCAGAAGGCGCTGAAGCAGATGACGGACGCGGGCGTGGATCCGGCGGACAGGGCATACCAGCAACTGTACGCGACGATGATGAACGCGCAGGCAGGCATGTATGAAACTCAGGCGGCGCTGGCGGGTCTGGACGTTTCGGCGCAGCAGGCGGCGAGCGGGGCGGACAAGCTGACGAACAGCGTTAACAGCATCGGAAAAAAGATCAGCCTGGAGCAGGTGATCGGCGGAATCGGGAAGATCACGGACGGGCTGGAAAATGCGGCAAAGAAGGCTGTTCACCTTGGCGAGCAGATCTGGGACAGCATCATGAACGCCGCAAAATGGGCGGATGATACCCAGACGATGGCGCAGATGTTCGGCATCGACCTGGATACGTTCCAGAGGATGCAGAAGCTGGTCGTCAACGGCATGGACACAAGCGTGGAGGCCATGCTGAAAGCCCAGAGCAAGCTGAAGAAAGGCATCGGCAGCGACAGTAAGGAGATCGCGGAGGCTTTTCAGGAAATCGGTTTGTCTGTAAAGGAATATGTGGATGATGGCAGCCAGTCAGGGCCGTTCTTAAAAGCTAAGGATTCGATGGAGCTGTTCTGGGAAGCCGGACAGAAACTGCTGGCACTTGGAGACGATGCAAAACAGGAAGATCTCGCACAGAAGCTGTTCGGACGGAGCTGGCATGAACTTGTCCCGCTGTTCAGCAGTTTCGGGAGCATAGAAGAATACAACGAAGCCCTTAAAGACGTGAACGTCAACAGCACAGGAACTGTTACGAACCTGGGGGAACTGAACGACACTGTCGGAAAACTGAAGGGAAACCTGCAGACAGTAACATACGAAATTCTGGGACAGATGGCACCAGGACTGACAAAACTGTCGAACAGCCTGAACGGCGTGCTGGAAGAAATCAATAAATACCTGAAGACAGACGAAGGGCAGGAAATGCTCTCAAAGCTGAGCGATTCTGTGTCGAAACTTTTCGACAGCCTGGGAGAGATTGATCCGAAAAGCGTGGTACAGAGCTTCACGACAGTGTTTGATGGGCTGGTGGATGGCCTGAAGTGGATCGTGAATAACCAGGGGACGGTGATCGGCGCACTGAAGGCGATCGTGGCCGGATGGGCCGCGCTGAAGCTGAGCGGGGGCGTTCTGGAAATCCTGAAACTGATCAGCGGACTGAAGGGTCTGGGAGGCGGAGGCGGCGGCGGATCAGGTACAGGCGTTGGAGGCGGTACTCCGTCTTGGTTGACGGGTATCACAGGGAAACTCGCCGAATCTGTGCCGGGGCTGACAAGCTGGTTAAGCGTGAACGGCGGGCCGCTGATGGACTGGTTCACGCATGAAGGGCCGTTCGGGACGATCTTCCAGGGGACGGAATCAGTTGGCGATTGGTGGACAAGGACACAGCAGGAAATCTCTGACAGGGCATCCACGGCTGCGGATGACTGGAAGAACCTTTTCAAATCGCTTCTCGGATTGGGTGATCTTGGAGCGGATCAGGATTTCCTCGACATTGCGGAACAGCTTCGGAACCAGGTAGACGAGGACCTGAACGCGAAGCCTTTCGACTTTGTGGCGGAGCCGCAGGTGCCGGAAAACGCGGCGGCGGAGATCTCCGCGCAGATCGGCACGGTGCCGGTGAACATCCGGATCGTCGGCGGAGCCGGCGGCGGGAAGGACTGGAACACACGGACAAGCCGGGCGAACGGCCTGCCGTTTGTGCCTTATGACGGATACCTGGCGGAGCTGCACAAGGGCGAGCGGGTGGTGCCGGCGCGGGAGATGCAGAGCCGGAATTATTCGTCAAACCTGTATGTCGAATCAATGTACATGAACAACGGAACGGACGCGGAGGGCCTGGCGGCGGCGATGGCCGCGGCGCAGCGGCGGACCATGTCCGGATATGGGAGCTGAACAAGATGGCACAGAGTTGGTTTATCTGGAACGGTTTCGACTGCCGGAGCAAGGGCGTTTTGCTGGACGGCCCGGTGGCCATCGTCCGGCCGGAGGAACGGGTGCAGCACAGCCAGATTCCGGGACGGAGCGGGGACCTGACGCAGCTGGAGGGCGAGGACATCTACAACAGCTACATCCAGACGGCGACAATCCTGGTGCACGGCGGGTACAGGGTCAGGGAAATCTACAGATGGCTGCGGGGTGCCGGATACGTAACCTTCAGCGGGGAACCGGACAAAAAGCAGGCGGCGCGGATCATCGGCGCGATCACGCTGAACAAACACAGCTATAACCTGGACTGGTGGACCGGTGAATGCCAGTTCTACTGCCAGCCGCTGAAGGAACTGCTGATTGATAACCCGGTGACGATCACGAGCAGCGGAACAGCGATCCGGAATAACGGGGATGTGGAAAGCAGGCCGCTGTACAAGATAACGGTGGCAAGCGGGAAAACCAGCATCACGCTGACAGCCGCATGGACGCAGGGAAGCGCGACGCGGCTGATGACCATCACCGTGACGGGACTGACAGGCGGGAGCACCTATTACATAGACAGTGACGCGCTGGAGGTTTACAACGCGAACCGGACGGACCTGCTGACGAAAAACAGCGGCGGGACCTTCCCGGTGCTGGGACCGGGAAACAACGTGATCACGTTCACGAACATCGCCAGCGTGGAGATCACCAAACGGGAGCGGTTTTTATGATTCATCTTTACGACATCGGGAACAGCGGATATGACAAGTTCGGGGATGTGATCCTGAAACCGCTGAGCGGAAAAGTTCGGCAGGCGGCCGGCGGAGGATACGACCTGACGATGGAGGTTCCGATCGACGCGGAGGGCGCCTGGGCGCACATCGTGCCGGGGGCCATCGTGAAGGTGCCGGTGCCGAAGGAAACCATCAAAAACGCTTTCGCGGGGCTGGAAGCGGACATCTACAAGACGAACG